CGATGTTCCCATGACAAGTGCGTAAGCATCTCCTCACCGCATCGCAGCTCGCCCTCGGCATCCTGTTCAGCGTCGTCATCTTCACACCCGTTCAGGCTGGCAGCACCACCATCAGCTCAGAGAGCGACCACTACTTCACGCTCGACGAGACCAGCCTCGTCATCATCTACGGCAACAGCAACACCTCCTGCACCAACTACAGCGTCGACCCATACCTGTGGCTCTACGACAGCGACGGCACGCTCATCGCTCAGGACGACGACAGCAACCACAACCAGAACGACCAATGCGTGTCCGCCAAGTTGTACGAAACGCTCGACGCAGGCACCTACCGCATCCGAGCCGGATACTTCCCCCAGCAGCAAGGCATCGGATACGAAGGCGGACAGTACGACCTCTCCCTAAACTTCGACACATGGACAGGGACGACGACGAGCTCGAGCAGCAGCACTACTACGTCGACCTCGACGACCTCCACATCCACGACGACGGCACCGTCCACCTCGACAACGACGAGCACCTCCACCACTTCCACCTCGTCAACGACGACAACGACGAGCACGACAACGACCTCGACGACTACTTCGACGACGAGCAGCGTCCCAGCGACGATCGCTGAACCAGCACCACCGCCACCGCCACCGCCACCGCCACCCACAACGACCAGCTCGACAACGACAACGAGCTCGACCACCACCACCAGCACAACCACCACAACGACCATCCCGCCGACCACAACCACGACCCCGACAAGCACCACGACAACAAGCCCCAGCACCACCACGACGAGCTCGACGACGACAACCACCACACCGCCCACAACGAGCTCGACAACAACCATCCCGCCAACAACCACCGTCAAACCGCCACCAGCAACCGACGCACCCACCATCGAACAAGAACAAACCTCGAACGTCACCGACAACACCACCAGAGAAGCAATCCAGGCGATCGTCGAACAAGAGCAGGACATCACCACCGAACAGCTCGAAACCGTCATCGAGCAGCTCGACGAGCTCGAACCAGAAACCATCGCCGCCGTCATCGCAGCCCTCACTGAAGCACCAGACGACATCAAAGAGCAGTTCGAAACAGCCGTCAACATCTTCGAAGGCGCATACGACGACTACATCCCAACCGGCTCCACCGTCGACGTCGCCACCCGCAGAACGATCACCGCAGCCTCTGTCATAATTAGCGGAGCACCAACCGTCACCGCTCGCAGGAGAACCAGATGAAATACCTACGGCTCCTGGCAGAGACCGCCGTCATGACCGGAGGACTACTCCTCGTCCTCATCACACTCTCCGGAGCAACCAGAGAAGCAGCCATCTGGATCAGCGGTGCCTCCGTGTTATTCTTCGTCCTATCCCAAGTCGCCAACGACGACTAGAACGGAGCCGCCATGACCACGATCCTCGCCAAGCGACTCTCCGCCAAATTCATCGCAGCAGCCATCCCCAACGTCCTCGCCGGAACCCTCATCGTCGACGTCGCCATCTGGAAGGCAGCAGTAATGGCAGGAGCCGTCGCCACCCTCGGAACCATCCAAGCACTCGCCGTCGCCTACAAAGACGGCAAACTCACCGCAGCCGAAATTGAGCAAGCCTTCAACCGCTGACCGACACCAGCAACCCATGAGAACCGTACTGCTCCGCATAGCCTCCGTGTTCACCTACTCGTCAATGGCGACGATCGGTGGCGGAGCCATCATCGGAGTCGAAGTGTGGAAAGCAGCCGTCCTCGCCGGACTCACCAGCTCCGTCCACGTCCTCGAGAAACTCGCACGAGCCTACGCAGACGACGGAGTCATCACTACCGAGGAACTCAACGCAGCCTTCCAAATCTCAACGGAAACAGACTGATGCCTGCCTGGGTAACGCTCCTCGTCGCTGTCATCGCACCAGGCGGAGTCATTGTTACGCTTCTAGAAAGACTCCGACGAGAGAACAGCCGAGACCACCAAACCAACTCGCAACTCCTTCGACGCATCGACGACAAAGTCGACCACCTCGGCAACCGCATCACCGACCACATCGAATGGCACCTCGACCAGGAGAACAACGAAGCGAAGTAACACCAACTGCCCACCGGAGGAAACAAATGCCCGACATGACTGACTTCGACCGAGAGAACTCGCCCAAGAAACCCAGACGCAAAGTCGACCTCATCCTCGACGAGCTCGAAGGAACAGAACGCCACACCGCCCTCATCACAGCCCTCGACGACCGGTCCTACACCTCCGCAGCGATCAGCAGAGTGCTCCGCTCCTGGGGGCACGACATCACCGAAGACTCCGTCCAATCGTGGAGAACCAGCCGATGAGCGACCACGAGCTCCCAGACTTCGATCTCGCCACCGAGAACGAAGAACTGCGACGTGCCCTCCACCGGCAACAGAGAGCAACCAGACAAGCCAAACTCAAGACCAGCGCACTCATCGACGCCGTGCACCGAGCAGCCAAAGACGCTGCGATCACCGTCGGACCCGCCCACACCCACCCCAAACCGACAGCGGACAGACGGAAACGGCACGAAGAAGTCGCCCTCATCCACGCCACCGACTGGCAGCTCGGCAAACACACCGCCGACTACAACATCGAAACCTGCGAACAACGCATCCACCGGTTCGCAGCCAAGATCGAGAAACTCACCGCCATCCAGAGAGCAGACCATCCCGTCCGAAACGCCCACGTCATGTTCGGAGGAGACATGGTCGAAGGACTCGGAATCTTCCCAGGACAAGCCTACGAAGTCGAAGCCCACCTGTTCGAACAGCTCTTCGCCACCGCCAAACTGATGGAACAATTCGTCCTCGAGCTCGCAGGCACCTTCGAACACATCACCGTCACCTGCGAATACGGAAACCACGGACGCCTCGGACGCAAAGGCGAAATGCCAGGAGCAGACAACATCGACAGGGTCGCCTACCGGATCACAGGCGACCGGCTCGAGGAGCACCCGAACATCGACTGGCACACCGACAGCAACTGGTACCAGACGGTGACGATCGGCAACTACCGTGCGCTCCTCGTCCACGGAGACGAAATCAAATCGTTCGGTGGCAACACGCCAGCCTTCGGCATCCTCCGCAAATGCAACCAATGGTCGAGCGGAGTGATCCCCGAACCGTTCACCGACGTCTACATGGGACACTTCCACACACCCATGACCCTGACGATGGCGAACGGAGGACAAATCTACGTCACCGGCTCCCCCGAATCCGAGAACGTCTACGCCAAAGAGTTCATGGCAGCAACCGGACAACCATCCCAACGCCTCCACTACGTCGACCCAGACGCAGGACAAGTCACCGCCTCCTACCTCGTCTGGCTCGACTAGAATCCGGATCGCTGCCGGTCGGAGAACGGTCCACCTCCTACCGTCCGTCCGACCGGCAGCACCCACCCCTTGCGCAGCAACCCGTAAACGTGCCTAGACTCGACGGCATGACAACCGCCCCACCGAAACGAGGCAGACCGATCACCGCACCCTGCGGCACCGTCTCCGCCTACAAACGACACCTCCGCAACCACAACGACCCATGCCAACAATGTCGAGAGGCATGGGCTGCGTACCAGCGGCAGCGATACCACTCGAGGAGAAGCGCATGAACGCCGTCCGCTGCCTCCGCTGCGACCGGACGTTCGTGCCAGGCACCGCCTACCTGCACCCCACCCACCGTTGTGCCACCACCAACCCCACCCTCCCCCGAGACGGTGGTGGCGGACGAGTCCAGCCGGACACCTGCCCACCGGCTGGACTCGTCATCCCGTTCCCAACCGGCAGCAGGAGAACCAGGTGACCGAAATGTATGTGAAGAACAGCAGCCCGACGATCACCAGACAGGTCGTCCTCAACATCCTCGACGCCATGCGAGACGCCGACCTCGACATCCTCCACCGAGAAACCCTCGAAGCCATCGTCAAGGAATGCGACCACACCCTCGCAGAGTGGCAAGCAAAGTGACGCCCGCTTCGATCAAAGCCAAAGGACGAGCAGGCGAGAACCAGATGGTCGCCTACCTTCGTCGCTGGTGGCCACAAGCAGAACGGAGACGGCTCGCAGGCATCCACGACCGAGGAGACATCGCCGGAATCCCAAACACCGTCATCGAAGTGAAGTCGGCAGCGAAGATCGATCTCCCAGGCTGGCTCCGTGAGCTCGAACGAGAGCAGCTCAACGACGGAGCACGGTACGGCTGCGTCGCCATCAAACCGAAAGGAACGACGAACGGAGCCGATTTCTACTGCGTCATGCGAGGCGCAGCGTTCGTCGAGCTCCTCCAAGACGCCCTTGGAGCAGGCAAAGAAATCTGAGAAATCCCTAGCGTCTGACCACAAATGATGGTAGTTGTTTAGGCATGGACAACACAGCAACCACCACAACCACCGACCAGCACCACGCCTGGGTGCAGCAAGCCATCCAGCTCGAGAAGGACTGGATCGACTGCGGGATGCCCTCGAAGATCAGCACCGCAGACGCCTGCGCGATCTCCCGAGACTTCGACGTGCGCCCAGACGGACGCTGGGTCTGGGACCACGACCTGAAGGTCACCCGCTTCGAACTCGCCTACCACATCACCACCAACCACGACTGAACAGCACAACCAACAGGAGGAACACCATGAACACCAACGGCAACGGAGTCCCAAAAGGATGGCACCGCTTCGCAGCTCGAGGCACCGCCTACTACTGGAAGGGGAGCAACCTCACCATCAAGAAGCACGGCACCGAATGGCGAGTGCGCCAAATCGGAGACAGCAGGGTGATCGCCACCGGAAGCACGATGGCAGAAGCCACCACCAACATGCTCGCCACCATCGACTGACCCCAACAACCCAACAGGAGGAACACCATGCACACCCACAACTGCCC